ATCAAGTAATGCAGAGAAGACACTATGAAGACTTAGGTAGAAAAGAAAATTTATTTTTAGATTATAATGATTATGATGAAGAGGAAACAGGATTGTTTACTACTAAAAGTGATTATCTAAGAATAATTCATTTAGCAAAACTTAGAAACATATCTATTGATAGACAATATAATTTAAAAGAACACAACCAAGACGTTGAATATAAAACACTTATTCATTTATCAGAGGAATTAAAAAGATATAAGAAAGAATATAATCTTATTGATTACAACGACATGATTTTAGATTTTATAAAATCAGATAAGTCACCAAGATTTGATGCAGTTTTTATAGATGAAGCTCAAGATTTATCTTTGATGCAATGGGACATGGTTAAAAATATTTGGGATAGAACTGTTGATTCTTTTATTGCAGGCGATGATGACCAAGCAGTATTTAGATGGGCTGGAGCAGATGTTGATAGTTTCATTGCTCAAGAAGGACAGGTTATACAACTAAAAGACTCCGTTAGAGTTCCACAAAAAGTTCATGGACTTGCTGATTCGATCATAAAAAGAGTTGGTAATAGAATAGATAAAAGTTGGAATCCAAAAAAACATGAAGGAAGATTATCTGCTTACGATACTTTTGAAGATGTAGATATGTCTTCTGGTAAATGGTTAGTATTGACTAGAACAAGATCTATGTTGGATCCATTAGAAGAGACTATGAGAGATAAAGGTTTGTATTATGAAAATAGATTTAAGAAACAATATGAAAAAAATATTCAAGAGGCAGCTATAAACTGGGAACACTTAACACAAGGACAGATGTTAGATGCAAAACAAATAGAAAATATTTCAAAGTATATGAGCAGTGAAAAATGGAACAAGGATAGATTGAAATCAATTGTAAAAAATAGTGTTTACAGTTTAGAACAATTACAAAAAGACTATGGGCTTAAAACAAATGAAGTTTGGTTTGAAGCTTTTGATCAAGCGGGAGATAAAAGAATTAATTATATAAGACGTATGAAACGTAATGGAGAGATGTTGAATCAAGAACCACGGATAAAACTATCAACTATCCATAGTGCAAAAGGTGGTGAAGAGGACAATGTTGTACTGCTCACGGATCTAACAACGAATACTAAAAAATCATATGACAAAAATCAAGATGATGAAACAAGATTATTTTATGTAGGTGCTACAAGAACAAGGGAACATCTACATATTATAAGACCAAAAAATGATAATAAATGTTACCCAATGGAGGAGGCTATATGACAAGTAAAGGTATGTTTGATGAAGCATTTCCACAAGATAGGCAGATAGGTGGGAATCACTATAAAGATTTTCACATACAACCCTATGAATTTATTTCTAAAAACAATCTTTCTTTTTTTCAAGGAAACGTAATTAAGTATGTTTGTAGGTATTTAAATAAAAACGGCATACAAGATTTAGAGAAAGTAATTCATTACTGTGAACTAGAAATTAAAAAAATAAAGGATATGGATGTCAAGGGAAAACGAAATAGGTAAAAACTGGGATCTACACTACAGAAAAATTTATGAACCAAAAATAAAAAGATTAACGGAACGATTTAATAAAGTCTATGATGAAAATCAAAGGATGAAGGAACGATTACAAAAATATGAGAGTCGTAGAATGATAGGATATTACAATAAAAAGGATAAAGATGAGTAAAGAAAAAGGTAGAAAATGGGATGGTCGATCAAGACCACCGACAGATCTTTATAAGAAAAACTTTGAAGAGATCTTTGGTAAAAAAGAAGAGGAAGAAAAAGAAAATAAAGAAGAGGAAAAAGAATGAAATGTTTTTACTGTAATGCAGAAGTTATTTGGCAGAGTGATTATGATGCTGAAGACATAAATGAGGAATCAGAATATACAATTGTATCTATGTATGACTGTAAAGAATGTAACAGTTGGTATGAAGTGTACTCACATAAAAAGGAGGAGAAATGGGCTGGCAAGAGTTCAAAGCAAGAGCAAGAAAAATAGAAGAAAACTTTGCAAAGAATTTAAAAGATCCTGTGTGGGCTACAGACAAACAGGATATGTATGAGCATTGGGATGTGCAAGGAACTTTGGATGGTCAGCTTTTAAAGTTTGATGTAAAAGGAATGAAGAAAGTAAATCGTTGGGATAATAAAACTCAAGATGATATTGCTTGGATAGAAGGAACTAATGTCAGAGGTTATCCTGGTTGGATAAAAGGTAAGGCAGATTATATTGTGTTTGAAAGACCAGAGTATTGGTTAATTGTAGATAGAGAAGAATTATTTAAATTTACATGGAGTAAATTAGAAGAGAACAATTTTAGAAAGGGAAAAAATATTTATGAAGTTTATCAAAGAGACGGTCGACTTGATAAAATTACTATGGTTCCTTTTAAAGACATAGAAACACTAACTAACGTAAAAAGGATAAGTAAACATGAATAAAATGATATTTAAACCTCAGACAGAATGGCTACCACCAGAAGAATTTCCAGATCTAACTAAATACCATGAGGTGGCTATTGACTTAGAAACTAAAGATCCAGAGCTAACTAAGATGGGATCTGGGGCCATTATAGGTAATGGACAAGTTGTTGGTATCGCAGTTGCTGTAGAAGGATGGTGTGGATATTATCCAATTGCTCACGAAGGTGGGGGTAATATGGATAAAGCAATGGTTCTTAAATGGTTGCAAGATGTTTTAAATACATCTTCTGATAAAATATTTCACAATGCAATGTACGACGTATGTTGGTTAAGAGCAATGGGACTAAAAATTAATGGTAGAATTATTGATACCATGATTGCATCAGCTTTATGTGATGAAAATCAATTAAGATATGATTTGAATACTTGTTCTAAAAGATATACAGGACAATCTAAAGATGAAACTGCTCTATATGCAGCAGCAAAAGAATGGGGAATTGATGCAAAAGGTGAAATGTATAAACTCCCAGCGATGTATGTTGGACAATACGCTGAAAAAGATGCATCAATTACTTTAGAATTATGGCAGTTTTTAAAAAGAGAAATAGTTAGTCAAGATATAAATTCTATTTTTGATCTAGAAACTGAATTATTTCCTTGCCTTGTTGATATGAGATTTTTAGGTGTAAGAGTAGATATTGAATCTGCACATAAATTGAAACAAGAATTAATAACAGAAGAAAAAAGCAACTTATACAAAGTACAAAAAGAAACAGGAGTAGACGTTCAGATATGGGCAGCAAGATCGATTGCACAAGTTTTTGAAAAATTAAAATTACCATTTGATAGAACTGAAAAAACAGAAGCCCCATCGTTTACTAAAAACTTTTTGCAGAATCATCCTAATCCTATTGTTCAATGTATTGCTAAGGCTAGAGAGATTAATAAAGCCCATACAACTTTTATTGATACCATATTAAAACATTCTCATAAAGGTAGAATTCATGCTGAAATAAATCAATTACGTGGAGATAATGGCGGAACTGTAACTGGAAGATTCAGTTATAGTAATCCAAACTTACAGCAAATTCCTGCAAGAAATAAGGATCTTGGCCCTAAAATTAGGTCTTTATTTATACCAGAAAACAAATGTAAATGGGGAGTATTTGATTACTCACAGCAAGAACCAAGACTTGTTGTTCACTATGCAGCACTACAGAATCTTTATGGTGTTGATGATGTATTAGATTCATACAACAATAATCCTGATACAGACTTTCATACTATTGTTGCTGATATGGCTAACATACCAAGAAGTCAGGCTAAAACAATTAACCTAGGATTGTTCTACGGTATGGGTAAAAATAAGCTTCAAGCTGAATTAGGTGTAGATAAAGAAACATCCGATGGACTGTTTAGACAGTATCACGATAGGGTTCCTTTTGTTAAACAACTTATGGATAACGTAATGCAAAGAGCCCAACAACGTGGTCAAATTAGAACTTTACTTGGAAGATTATGTAGGTTTCATTTATGGGAGCCAAACATGTTTGGCATGCATAAAGCATTGCCACACGATCAAGCGATCTTGGAACACGGCCCAGGAATAAGAAGAGCATATACATACAAAGCTTTAAATAAACTTATTCAAGGATCTGCTGCAGATATGACCAAAAAAGCCATGATAGAGTTATATAAAGAAGGTATACTGGCTCATATTCAAGTTCATGATGAGTTAGATTTTTCTATTGAATCTGAGGCTCATGCTGATAAAATAAAACAAATAATGGAACATGCAGTAGAGTTGGAAGTTCCGAATAAAGTTGATTATGAATCGGGCCCTAATTGGGGGGAAATAAAATGAGGAAC